TCGACGAAGCCTTCGCGGCCTCTTCCGTTTTGTGTCATATCGCAACCTCTTCACAGGTTACGCCCTCCCAGCGGACGCGCACTTGGCCGTCGCGTGTGTTGTTCTCAAAGCCGCCTTTGCAGGTGGCAGCAGTGAGCGTGTACTGCATACTGTTCGCCAACTGCGCGATCACGGTGGTGTCTGTCTGCCTCATCAGTTCTTCGAGGTAGAAGCCCGGCATAGTCGTGATGTCGGCTTCGATGTACGGCACGCGTGGCAATTCCTGATAGCCATGCACGCCGTCCTGTCCGGCAATCATTGTGCGCTCGACCGGGCTTGGACTTACGGTGAAGTTTCCTCGCAACGCCAGTTGCTGACCGTCCACAGTCAGAAACGCGATGCCCGCAATTCTGGGTGCCATTTGACTCTCCTTTGTCTTAACAGTGGCGGTTTAAGCGCTGGCGGCAGCGGATGCCGCATTGAACGGCGGCTGCGCCGGTCCGATGATTTCCTGATCAATGCCGCGATCGAACTGCAGCCTGAACTGCGCAAGCACCGCGAAGATGCGCAGTTGATTGATCAAGTCCGGCGGATAAAGCACGTTCAACCGGTTAGGATCGTTCGGATCGCGTTCGACGATCAGATACCGCTTGAAGTTGCGCATATCTTCGGCCAGCCCGGAGAACATGTCCTGCTGGTATTGCGCGATCAGTTCACCCTTGATGATGCCGGGCGTCACGATCGCTTGCCCGGGGCCGAACTTGGTCCCGTCATTGGCGAGCTTGTGCCGCGGATACTTGGTTGTGATCGCGTGCCGCTGATTGCGCAGCAGCTTCGCGAGTGTGGCCAGCGTGGTCACCAGTTCATACGCGTCGTCCGTCTGACCGTAGAGGTTCAGTTGGTACGTCGTGTTTTCCCGGGCGATCATCGGCTGGTTGTCAGCGCCGACTTTCTGGATCGCCAGCCCGTTCGAGGCGAGGCTGTTGATTTCATTGAAATCAAATCTGGTATGGATCGGCGCCGACTTGATCTGGTTCAAGGTCAGAGCTTGCAACGGACGCGCAGGATCGTTGATCAGCGCGCGCTGCGCCTTGGCCGCATAGGCTGCTGCCCATTCGAATACCGGCGACGGGCTCGATGGCTCGACTGCCATGACGCTCTCCACCGGGCTGTTGATCGTTTCACCCCACAACACGAGGTTGGGATACGTCTCACGCTTGGCGGAAAACACATGGCCGAACAGTTGGCGCTGCCAGCCCCAGCGTCCGTTGTCGGTGAAGCCATATTCCTGATCCCAGTCGAACAACGACGTGGCATCGGTGTACGGCATCGCCACGTACTCGAACGGCTCTTCGCCCATATTAAGGATGGCTTGGCCGAAATCCGGCACGCCGGTGCCGCCGGTCAAGTGACCGTTTGTAGGCAGTGTGATGCCGAGCCCTACCGGCAGATTTTCGCCGCCGCGGCTGCCATGGTGATTGAGCGACACCATGATGTCGTTGGCATTCACGCTCTTGAAGGTCGACGTGAGCGTAACCGCACCGGCGACAGCCGCCGCCGTGACCGGCAGGCTGTCGTCGGCATTGATGGCGTCCTCGATCGCTTGGCCAATGCCATCGACCGTATCGCTCGGCGTGACATTGACCGGCACGTGTGTACCAGCAATGTAGAGATGAATGGTGCCAGCGCCTGTCGGCACAGTCGCGATCGTGATCACGCCAGTGGCGCTCACCGCCGCGGCAGGTTCGGAAACTGGCAAACCCCAGACTTCGTTCGCAAAGTTATTGGCGTAGTACGCCGCAAACATGCGCGCGAGTTCGCTGCCGATACCGAAGCGCTGCTCGGCCTGCGCCTGACTGCCGATCGGGATCGGCACGTCCGGCTCGGCGTCGCCGTCCGTCATGACACCGGCCATCAACGCACGCAGGTTGATGTTCGGCAGACCAGCCATCGATGGGTCGACTTCGACCCAGTACAATGGGACTTTGATGTTGGCCGGAATGTTGGCAAAACTGATGGGCATTTGTTGCTCCTATCTCCTGAATGCGAACGGCCCGCCGAAAGACGGGCCGCTGTTGCAGTTCTAGTGTTCGCGCTGTTTTAGAGTTCGGCCCGCTCGGGTTTGCGTACCGCCGGTTTCTGTTGCGCCTTGCCCTGCTCCTCGACCTTGATCACTCCCTCGGCAAGACGCCGCTTGGTGAAGCGGTCGTTTGGCCACTCCACGCTGCCCTCGGACCGGAAGCCAACGCCGTTCGGATGCTTGAGCTTGCGGTACTTGTCATCGGTCGGTACCACACGGACACCGACATTTGGTCGTGCAGCCTTGAGCCTCTCCAACCGCTCGCGCCGCCGCTGCCCGCGGAGCGATACCTTTACATTTGCTTCAACCATCTTTGTGCTCCTTCTGCTTCGGCTTCGCTTTCTGAGCCGGGTTATCGAACTTGATGTTCATATTGAATTGCTGACGCTGATCCATCTGCTCCTGCGTCTCGCCGATCTTGATGCCGGTGCGCATGTCGTACTCGTCGAACGTGTCGACGATTGTTGGCCACCACATGGAGCGGTACTGCACGCTCACGTCGTATTGCAGTTCGGCGAGCGGGGTTTCGTTGTTGAACTGCGCTGTCCCAAAGACATGACGGCGCACGCCGCGCGAGATGCCTTCGATGCGCACATTGTCCGGGTTGCCAGACCCGAGATGGGGATTGTAGGTGTCGATGACATTGATGATGTATTGGTCGGTCCACAGCACATGCATGATGCGCCAGAACGCCGCGTCGATCTGGCTCTCGGCTACGACCTGATCGTTGTTGGCAATTATGACCGAGAAGCCGATGCGCAGCGTGTGGATGAAATCATAGAATCCGGCGTTGAGATCGCCGTCCGGCAGCATGGTCTCGTCCATGATGTAGACGCCGAGAAACGGCAGCAGGTCCGGCTGCACCGTCAACATCTTGGTCTTGCGTTTCTTGTAGCACTCAAAAAACGGATCGCGCCCAAGCGCGTCAAAAAATACGTCGCGGATCACCAGCGAATAACTCTGGGTATCCGTCACGCCCATGGCGATGCAGACCTTACATAATCGTTTCGTATTTGCGGATGGTCAGACAGGTCTGCCCGCCGCCGTCGCTGGTTGAATCGACGATCTGGTACTCACCCTTCGGCGCACCATTGCAATCCAGTGGAATGACCACGCGATCGTTCTGCTGCGGCATGATCGTGAATTCGCTGTCGCGGATGTCGAGGATTGTGCGCTGATCGGAATAGATCGCGCCGTCCTGCCCGACCACGTCGAGCATATAAGTGTTGAGAATGCCGCGCCCGCCGTAGTCATCCGCGCCCGGCTGCGATTTCAGTGGCCGGAACGTGCAAGGTATTGCGAAGAAGTCGAAGATCGGCGACTGCAGCACGACGTCGAAATTTACGGCCACCGCAGCGCCCTCTCCATCATCGCTTTCATGCGATCAGCGAGCTTGTCGTAGAGTTCCGGGCGCAGGATCGGACGGTGTCCGCCAACCGCGCGCGGCCCGGCGAAGATTCGCTGACCGGCCTTTCTCGGCGCCTTGCGTGTCTTGCGAATGTAGGTGCGTGAACGCGGCCAGATCGTCGTGAGCACAAACGTCTCGGCCCCGTTGCCAAGTGAGCCGGTCTGCTGGTTGGGATATTTGCGCTTCATATCCTCGCGTTGCCACTCCAGCACTGTGTGCGGCAGCATTTCCTTGCCTTCATCGTCGATCTGCTTGGTGTAGCGGTCCAGCTTGGCGACGAGTTCATCGGCGCCATGCACCTCGATGCTAAACATGGAAACGAATGTAGTGATAAAGCAGCGCGTTAACGGTCTCGCCCGCCATGCCCAGCGGGCCGCTGCCGCCCTGCTTGGCCTGTGCCGCGTTGGCGTCGAAGAACTGCACACGTGACTCCCGGTGCGAGATGCTGCGCATGCCTGATGTCAACTCACGTGTCTGTGCCACGCGTGCCGCGCTTACCATGATCGCCAATGCCTGCTTGAGTGCTGGCGGGGCTTCGCCCGGCAGATTATAGCCGCCGGTGTAGGTGATGCGGATCGGTTCCGACCAGCCGGAAAACAACTGCAGCTTGCCGCTGCGGTTTTCGATTTCGTAGCCATCGATCGGCGAACCGTCCGGCGCTGTCACGCTTTCAATGTCGTCGTCCTTGACCGGATAGTGCGTGAGAAAGACGCGACCGTTCTGGGTATCGTATGGCGGCAGATCACCGCGCCACGTCTCCTCGACTTTTTCCTTGGCAAAGACGCGGTTGCACATGACGGCGATCACGTCGGAATATTGCGTGATCCACACACTCAGCAGCGCATCTTCCGTCGTGTTGGAGGGCGGAATGCCGAGCATCACCTTTACTTCATCAAGCGTTGCGAGGTCGATGCTGGTGGCTTCCTCGATGACTTTGACGGTGATGTCAGCCATCAGTGCGTCTCGATCTCGAATTGCTCGAACAGACTGCGCAGTTCGAGCGCTGGCACTTCGCTGTTGTCCGACATGATCGGTGT